GGAAGGCGCCGGGATCGTTGCCGAAGCGGTCACGGATTGAGGATGGTAGCTGATCGAAGAGATCTTGTGCCTCGATGATGAAGTTCATATGGGACTGGAAGTCCATTTCAGAGACGTCAAGCCATTGGGCGTTGCCCTGGTTGAGTACCGGTAGTTCACCGGTAGATTGGTAACGGGCCATGATGGTATTGATATCGCATTCGTCCTTAAAGGACTGGTCAGTAACGTCAGAGTTTTCCGGGAATTCCATTGAGACAATCAATTTTTCAGAAGAGTAAGATCTAAAGAGTTTTGGAGTGTGTAGTTTAGGTGAATTTCCGTACATGCTCATAATAGTGGCCCTGTAGTTTCGCCTTAGCCGCACCGGAAAGGATTTCCGGCACGTCAAAGGCGATAGATTATTTAACAAGTTGACGTAGTGAGTTAAGTAGTTGAAGAGTACCGGAGGCAGAGCCACCGGATTGGTTGATAAGGTTATTCCAATATTGTTGATCTTGAATAGATATGTCTCCTTTCACTTTAAGTTCACGGAAGACTTGTTTTAGATTTTCAGTAGTTTGTTTAACTTGAGCAGTTTGGGCATCAGTAAGTTTGCCAGTTTTAGGAATATTATCGCGAAGCTCTTTGAGGTTTTGAATTTCAGTAGCAATTTTAAGAGATTGGTCACGGTTAAGCCGTGCCCTGGTAGCGTTGAGATCGATGTTGGATTTAGCCACATCGGTTTGAGCGCCTGTAAGTTCAGTATCGGCGCGAGTTTTAACAGTTTGAGCAGAGGTTAACGCGGTTTGCGCAGTACTGAGATAGTTCGTCTGAGCGTTGGTATTGAGCGCGTTTGCCATGGTTTTGAAGGCTTCAAGGGCGGAGCTGACCGCGTCGCCTTCGGAGCGGACTGGGGCGGTTTGGACGGAGCCTTGTGCTCCCGAAGGCGTCGAAGCGCCCATGCCACCAGTGCCTGATAGGATCGGATTAAGGCCCGCTGCGCGGAGGTCGTATACCTCGCGTTGGTGTGCGGAATCCGACATTTGGCGTTGCCAAGACATTTGACGTTCGGCGTTGTATTGAGACTGTGCATTGGCAGCATCGGCAATTTCCTTGGCTGAGGCGTTCTGCATTTGAATGCCCTGGAGGGAACGCATATACGCCAGATCGGACGCATCATCCGCCTGGCCGAGTAAGTACTTTTGATTACGAGATGACATGTATTGATTGAGGGCGGAACCGCCCATCTCGCCTAACAGTGAACCCCAGTCAATACCCTGACTGTCTTCACCGCCGCCGAGCATCTTGCCGGCCATCGAACCTAACGAACCGCCAACGGCGGTGCCCACACCTGGTGATATCCACGTACCAATGGCAGACCCTATTGCAGGGGCTGCCTTGGATACCAGGTTCTTTACACCTGAAAAGAGGCCCATGGGACACCTCAGAAGTGGTCGATAAGCCCAGGAACGCCGTATACGGGCATAGGACGCGTGCAGCGCATTTTAAAGTAGGAATCGAACAGGAAGTGCGGTTCGGTCGCTACAGCGATCACACGGTCGATTGGAGGGTCTTCCTGTATGAAGGCCGAGTTAAGGACCGGTGCCGTAGTGAATTTTTGTGCCAGGTGCCAGGCATCGAGCGGTTGAGCAGCTGTCGAACGAAACAGGCCGGTGATCATCGACGGCTTGTAGCGGTACTCGGCAAATCGCTCCTGGTAACCGAAGACTTTCGTATCGTTGGCCGGAACACCGTCGGTGTAGATTTCCTGCTGCAGTACGGCCTGTTCGCCAATGTGCGATAGCGCGGGCAAGTAGAAATCGAACCGGGTGCGACGTTTCCACATGCGGTTCAGCCCTTGCTGATAGTTAAGATCTGCACGCACAGAAACAAAGCCCATGAGAACGCAATGCTCAGTAAACGAGGCGGTAAAACCATGGCCAGAAAAACCAGCAGTGCCGTAAGCAGCAAGATTGCCTTGAGGGCTTTCCGTATCAGTCTGAGAAGTTTGCGGAACAGGTTGAATATTAACCGGAGAAGAACCACCGCCTAAGTACTCGGGGCGTTGCAGACGAGCGTCAGGACTAGTGACGCCGAAATGAGAGCGAATAAGCTCAGTATAGCGAGTACCACCTCGAGCATCTCTTTCATATATTTTCTGTATTTGGAAGGCTTGGCGAAGGGAGTTAATTGTGGCCGCGGTTGCTTTAGACAAATCAACTTGCAATGAAGGGTTGATATAACCAGCTGGACCGAAAGTTACCCCAGTTTGATCAGGCGTGACGGTTACACCGTCATAACCGATACGGTTAGTCCCGGTGGTGGTGGAATAGGTCAGATTATGCGGCGTACCGGAACCCGTTTGAAAGGTCTGGATAAACGCACCGGTACCGATGACTGGGGCTGTGGTGCCCAGCGGGATAGAGACACCCGGACCTTTTTGTGGCCATGGCAAGCAGCTGGTGAAGTAGTCATGTCTCTTACCGCGACGTTTAAGAACATAGTCAGTTGCCGGATCGGGACCGTCACCAGTGTTGACTGTAAGCGAGGTCTGTAGGTTTTCATCGCGGTACCACTCATTCCAGATGAGGTTGTAGGCACGATGCCAAAGCGCAGAAACCGAAACACCGGCGATCTTAGTAGGTAGTCCGAAGTAATCTTCGAGAGATCCTTCCGTCCAACCACCCGCAGGCGCGACAACCTGGGGAATAAGGAAGTCAATGGAATCACCTGGATTGCGTTGTTCACCATTGAACCGTTGCCAGTTATCCCAAACCAGACGTACCGGCACTGAGAAGAACTGGGTGTCCATGAACATGTTATCCATGAGTGGGAATATCGGCGTAGCGAGGCGGGCAAAGGCAGACATATTGAGCTGGAATGTATCACCGGGTAATGCCTCGTCGACAAAGATCGGAATTAAGATACCACCGTCAAAGGTGGTTTTATGACCGTGAGAACGGTCGAAGCTGGAGCGCGGAATTTCGGCAGAAGGCACCCGCGCAAATTGATGGGTCATTACTGATTTCATGATTCGTCTACCTCAGGGATCATCATATTGATGTGATTAGAAGCAACGGTTAGATACTCAGAATGCGGGTATATATCAAAATTACCCGTTTCGTTGTCAAAGGTGCCAAGTATGTACAAAGCATAATCAGAAGGGTAACGATTAAATTCGCAGTTAGGATCATTGCAAACATATGCAAAATCCCTAATAGCGGCTTCTTTGCGAATATTATAAAAAGGCGCGCTATATAGCTGCGTCTTAACATCATAAACGGAGAAGATATAGTTAATCATCGTGAAGTTCCCGTTTGAGTAAGTTTACCTGAGCTTGTTTTATTTCTTCACGCACCGCGAGCCGTTCGCGGGTGTTGTCTTCCTTACGTTTTAACGCATCCGCTTTGCGTTTTTCTTTAATTTCCTCTAACCAGTCAGGGTTAATCTGTTCGAGTTTGCGATCATAGTACTTAGGAACTGGCGTTTCTTTCCCTTCGACAATACAAGAATCTCGCAAGTACATCGTTTGATAGTGTTGTTCGAAATGAGCCAGTCCGAGACCGTTACTGCAAGCCATGTATTCTTTTTCAACTTGAACAATTTCGCCGGTCTCGGTGTTAACACGTTTGTAGTGTTCAATTGCATTCTCTCCGTTCACTTTTTTAAGGCAATAACGAGCAGTATAACCAGCAGACTTATGAGTAACAGAGCCGATGTAACAATTACCCATACCCCAAAGGGAATCGAGTTTAGGAGAGACATAGAGGCGTTCGCCTTTTTTAGTTACCTTGTGGAATTTCTTATCGGCAAAGTCTAGACCAAAGACAATGGCGTGATAGTGGGCACGTTGCGTATTCCCACCATATTCACCGCACATGTAGTATTTAAGATTGCCCGCACCAGGGTTGTAATAATGGTGATATTTGCGGAGGCGTTTCATGAAGAGCTGGAAGTGAGTCTTATCCAGCGAGCCGTTTTTCGGCAGGAAGTGGTTGTTATAAGTAAAGGTCAGAAAGCAGGCTAAATCGTGATGAGGTCTTTCGTGCATTAATCGAGTGGCCCAGGAGCGCGCATTGTCTAAGCGGCAGCCCACACAGTTCTTGCAGGGTATCTGCATTTCTGTGCCGTACATGCCCTTGGCCTTGGAGAAGACGAGCGGAAATTTACCGTTCGCGTTGGGGTGACGGGCTCTCCAGACCGTCACCGGGTGATAGCAGGGCATTTCCATTTAGAGCCGGATACCGCCACGCATCGGCGCGGCACGGAAATTTTTCTTGTGGGATCGACTGGCAGTTTTGCTGAATAAACGGCGCGATTTCTTGTTGGATAACGAGTGGCGTTTCATGGCGATGGACCTCGAAGAGCAGGATTATTAGTAGTGCAATGGCGGACATAATCGTAGTCCTTGAGAGTGACAAAAGCAAAAGCTTGGTGTCACTGGGGGTATTGAGAACAAGGAGGTTACCCCCAGAGAGCGGCGGCGCCGCGTATTTTAAGAGCCGGAGCCGGTTTCACCGGCTGGAGCTTTCGGCGGCTCTTTCGGGTAGAGAACCCGGTCAGTGGCCTCGGGCGTGAGTAAGCCCATTTTGGCGATTTCGACAGTATTTGCCTCGTCGGAGCAGAAGCCGAGGAAGGCGCCGGGATCGTTGCCGAAGCGGTCACGGATTGAGGATGGTAGCTGATCGAAGAGATCTTGTGCCTCGATGATGAAGTTCATATGGGACTGGAAGTCCATTTCAGAGACGTCAAGCCATTGGGCGTTGCCCTGGTTGAGTACCGGTAGTTCACCGGTAGATTGGTAACGGGCCATGATGGTATTGATATCGCATTCGTCCTTAAAGGACTGGTCAGTAACGTCAGAGTTTTCCGGGAATTCCATTGAGACAATCAATTTTTCAGAAGAGTAAGATCTAAAGAGTTTTGGAGTGTGTAGTTTAGGTGAATTTCCGTACATGCTCATAATAGTGGCCCTGTAGTTTCGCCTTAGCCGCACCGGAAAGGATTTCCGGCACGTCAAAGGCGATAGATTATTTAACAAGTTGACGTAGTGAGTTAAGTAGTTGAAGAGTACCGGAGGCAGAGCCACCGGATTGGTTGATAAGGTTATTCCAATATTGTTGATCTTGAATAGATATGTCTCCTTTCACTTTAAGTTCACGGAAGACTTGTTTTAGATTTTCAGTAGTTTGTTTAACTTGAGCAGTTTGGGCATCAGTAAGTTTGCCAGTTTTAGGAATATTATCGCGAAGCTCTTTGAGGTTTTGAATTTCAGTAGCAATTTTAAGAGATTGGTCACGGTTAAGCCGTGCCCTGGTAGCGTTGAGATCGATGTTGGATTTAGCCACATCGGTTTGAGCGCCTGTAAGTTCAGTATCGGCGCGAGTTTTAACAGTTTGAGCAGAGGTTAACGCGGTTTGCGCAGTACTGAGATAGTTCGTCTGAGCGTTGGTATTGAGCGCGTTTGCCA